CACTTTGTTATTGGCAAGGCACTATCAGACGCACCAGTTGTTACTGATGCCAAGGATCACTTTGTTATTGGCAAGGTATTATTTGACACATCAAGTATAACTGATCTAATTAATATTTTAAGGTTCAAGGTATTATACGACACAGCAAGTATAGCTGACGCCAAGGATCACTTTGTTATTGGCAAAGCACTATCAGATGCACCAGTTGTTACTGATGCCAAGGATCACTTTGTTATTGGCAAGGTATTATCCGATGTAATATACATCTCGTCATTTATTAATGTAAATAGTCGAGAGTTCGCTGCAGATTCGCTAAATACTATGTCAGATGTGCAGAATTACAATATTAATAAGGTATTGTTGGATGCACCAACTATATCAGATGTACAGATTTTTAATATCAATAAACCATTTGCTGATACCTTAGATCCAGTATCAGATGTATCTAGTATTAATACGGGTAAAGCATTTTCCAATGCTATATTCTTATCAGATACTACGAATATATTTTTAAATGGGTCTGCATTATCATATAAATATGATACACAGACTGTATTAGATAGTGGTGGTCAGATATGGAAAAATGCATACCTGGAGGATATGACTACTTTTGCAAATGACGGCGTGGATTATATGGAAAATAAGATAGTTTTTTAATTTATAACTAAGGAGAATAATATGGACTTGAATGAAAATCTAAAAATGAACGGTGAATTGTCTATCGTTGTAACAGGACCAGACGGCGCAGTTAAACAAGAATTAGTTGTTCCTAATTTGGTTGTAACAGTTGGTAAGAAATACATTGCAGCACGTATGTCTAACACTCCTATAGATGTTATGTCACATATGGCAATTGGTGCTGGTACTACTGCGCCGGATGTTACAGATATAGCAATGGAATCAAGTCTTTTCCGTGAAGTATTGACCTCTATCACTGCAGTTGACTCTGTTGTAGTAACAGCAGTGGCATCTTTTGCTGCGGGCGATGGTACAGGTGCTGTTACTGAGGCAGGAATTTTTAATGCTGCATCTGGTGGCACAATGCTTTGCCATACAACTTTCCCAGTTGTCAATAAAGAAATCGGCGATTCAATTTCTATCACTTGGGCAATTACAGTTAGCTAATATAAATGTCAAATTTAACACTCATAAAGACTATTCTTCGCAATTCGATTGCTGAGGGTATATATAAAGAGATCACTAATCGTAGTGCTCGATATTTCTATACCCTCGGCAAGACGTTGCAGTGGGATGATGAACTATCACCTGTGATTCCGGTGGATAGTATTACATACGAGCAGTCAACTAGAAATGAAATGATCACAGTGAAAGAAATTTCTCCTGCAGATGTTTCATTTGTAGTTCCAAGTTATGAGTGGAAATCCGGTATACAATATGATCAGTATGATGATCAGTATAGCACAGAGATCCAAGGTATAAATTTGAAATCCGGTGGCAGTGAATATCCTCATCCACCAGTTATATACATTGGATCAAACGGAAGTATCCCATTTACAGCAAATACACTGTATGTGGGTGGTCAACTGTTATACTTTGGCGAGAATTTTTATCTTACTGTCAGTGGTGGAACATCTAGTTCAACTGTCATACCATCACATACTAGTGGAATACTTGTAAATGGTACAGTACCATTAAAACATGTTGTAGTAATTCAAGGCGGTGGATCAGGGGCAACTGCAACTGCACATTTGACTGATAGAGTTATCACAAATATTGAAATTACAAATAGAGGGATTGGTTATACGACTGTTCCGTCAGTTATCATTGGTGGGGTGTTAAATGCCACTGATGCAACTGCCAGTGCAGTTATAGTAAAGGGAATAAAATCTGGTAAGCAGAAAATTGAAGACTGTCAATATTTTGTAGTTACAGATGATTATAATGTATATATTTGTATAGATAATAACAACAATGCTTTCTCAACATATAAACCAGATGACATAGGTGTTTCAGCAATGACATATCCAGATGGTTACATTTGGAAATTCATGTATACTATACCAATTGGATTGAGAAACAAATTTGCAACATTAGCATATATTCCAGTTACATCATCTATCCAAACTCAATTTTACACAAATGGTAATATTCAAGCGGCTAAAATTGATAAGGCAGGCACTGGTTATACTTATGGTGAAATTTCAGTGACAGGAGATGGATACTTAGAACTAAATCCAGTATATCTAGATTCAATTGAAATACTTGATCCTGGCGCGGGTTATATGACCCCAACAATTAGCATTGATCCTCCATTTGCTAATGTCACCGCATGGACTTCAGAACAAGTAGTAGTTTCTGGACAAAAAATTTCATACCAAGATAATGTATATCAAGTTGTAATATCCGGTAAATTCAATACCGTGGGTCCAACTCATACATATAACATAGTTGAAAATGGTACAGCAGCATTGAAGTATGTCGGTACTAATGCAAAGGCAAACATTTTCGTTCGCACGCTATCCGGAGTGCAGATTACAGGAACTGGTGGACAGTTCAGTTGTGCCACCACCACTCTTGCAATTGGAAACCAAATTACTATCAGTGGAACTAATAGTGGTACCGGAAGCATTGTTGGATATGCCGATCCGACAACCTATAAAATCTCAGCCACTAATGGTACAACTACCTTCACATTGCTAACATTGGCAAATGATGCAGTTGTCACTACCACTGGAACCCCAATCGGATTGACATATACCGGAAAGGAAATTTATAGTATTCAATTACTACAGAACATCAGAGATATTAGTATGACTAATGGTGGTTCTGGATATGATACTACACTGCCACCTCCAACTGTTTCCATCACTGGGGATGGGACTGGAGCAACTGCCACGGCAATTATGGAATTTGGTGTAGTCACCAGAATTATCATAACTAATTATGGCAAGAATTATATTACAGTTCCTACAATAAAGATAGGAACTGAATGGGCAGCAAGCACCTCTGTAGCAGCGACCTCACAAATATTTTATCTTGATAATCTGTACACAGTGACCAGTGCTGGAACTACCCATGCATCAAATCCACCTATTGGGGTCAGCGTTATAACTGCTGCAGGCAATTTTGTTATTGGACAACAATATACCATTCTTTCTGTCGGCACCAGTAATTTTATGGCAATTGGCGCGTCAAGTAATGCTGTTGGTATTATTTTTACTGCATCTGGCGTGGGTGATCCTCTTACAACTGGTACTGCTAGACCATCATTTACAAATGGAACTGCTACACTTACATATGCCGGTGATGCAGCAAAGGCAATTTGCACTCTTAAATGTGGTGCTGGATATAGTGTACAACCAAATGTTTCTATAGGTGGCGTATCTGGATCTAATGCAGTTGCAGAATTTTCCATTATAAAATCAGAGGCGCAACTAATTCCTATCATTCAAGATGGAAGATTAGTGGATGTGCAAATTGACGATGGCGGTATTGGTTATACCTATGCCATATTAACAATGTCCGGCGATGGCAGTGATGCTGAGTTATCTGCTCAATTATCACTTGGTGATGCCAGTACACTACAATCTAATATCGAATTATTGGCAGTGGATGGAGCAATACACAACATTCCAGTAATATCTGGTGGATATGGATATGTGGAAAATACTTTAAATCCTACAAATACTACTGTTATAATAACAGGAGATGGAGTGGGCGCAACTGCAATCGTACCGATCGAAGTGGGTGGCGTCCGTGGTATCAATGCTGGTGCAATAAATAAAATACAAATTACCAACATTGGATCAGGTTATACTTGGGCAACTGCCACTATAGTAGGAGCGGGGGTAGGTGCCAAACTCAGAACAATTATTGCACCGTACGGTGGATTTGGTAGAGAAGCATTGAATAACTTATGTGCAAGAACTTTGATGTTCTATTCAAATATATCTATAGAAAAAAATCAGGGATTCGTCGTAAATAATGATTATCGTCAAATTGGTATCTTAAAAAATCCTAGGCAGCATGGATCTACTTACACACTAACTTCATCCAATGCCTCTGCTTGTTGGGTTATTTCCTCAACTACCACTCTTGATATAGGTCTATATCCAATTGATTCTATAGTATATGTAAATTATGGATCATCAAACCAAGGAAGATTCAGAATTGTATCTCACTCAGATGCAGGCAGTGCCATACTTGTACAATCATTGGATAACATCCCCGTAATAATAAACTCAACTATTAGAAATGATTCTGCTTCTTTTGTTGTATCAACAGTGACGGAACCAACCATAGATAAATACTCCGGCGACTTTCTGTTTATTGATAATAAGCAGGCATTTTCCCCGAGTACAGAACAAATCGTTTCCCTTCGTACCGTATTGAAATTCTAATAAATATAATGTAGTCTACATAAACTTACCTCGAGAAAGCACAAAATGATCAACTGGAATACTGAACCCTACAATGATGACTTTGATGAAAACAATAAGTTTCATCGGATCCTATTCAGACCAAGTTACGCTGTCCAGGCACGGGAACTGACCCAATTACAGTCTATCCTCCAAAACCAAATCAAGAAAAATGGCGATCACCTATTCAAGCAGGGTGCCATGGTTATTCCTGGTCAGATTTCATTGGATACAGAGTATCATTATGTAAAGATTCAACCAACCTATAATGCTGAAGCAATTGAAACCTATATTGCAGATTTCGAGGGTCAAGTCATCACTGGTGGAACAAGTGGTATGACTGCTCTAGTATTGAAAGTTGAACATGCCACTGGCACAGATCCAACAACACTGTATGTTAGATATACAAACTCCGGTACAAATGGTACAACAAAAGTCTTTGCCAATGCGGAAGTAATTATCCCAACAGTTGGTAAATCAGTAACTACATCCTCTTCATCTGCAACTGGCACTGGTTCTGCCGCAGCAATTGAACGTGGCGTTTATTACGTCAATGGATACTATGTACTCTGTGATGCTCAAACATTACTATTAGACAAGTATACAAATTCTCCAAATTATAGAGTTGGTCTAACAATTGATGAGCAAAAGATAATACCGGAGGATGATGACACACTTCTGGATAATGCTCAGACAAGTTTCAACTATGCAGCACCTGGTGCCCATAGATATTTCATTGATCTAATTCTATCTAAGTTATCACCTACCAGCACATCCGATGATAATTTCATTGAATTGCTCCAGACAACTGATGGTATTGTAAATAAACAAATCGTCAATACCGCATATGCTGAACTGGAAAAAACTTTGGCACGTCGCACCTATGATGAGTCCGGTAACTATACCGTTTCAGACTTCACCATTGATGTCCGTGAGCATAGAAATAACAATAGAGGTCAATACGCGGGTGCAACTCCAACTCCATATTTGATTGGTGATATTGTTACCAATGCGGGGCATACATATGTTGCCAAGAATTCTGCAACATCATTAAACACCCCTGCCCCGACCCACCTCTCTGGATCTGCGTGGGATGGAGCAAGTTTTACTGGCGTAAACTGGTTATACAATGAAGCACCTGCATACAATCGTGGTGTATACCTTGACGGTGATGCTGCTAAACTTGCCATTGGTCTGGAGCCAGGCAAGGCATACATCCAGGGATTTGAAGTTGAAAAGGTTGCCAAAGAATATGTTGCCGTTGATAAGGCACGAGATTTTGTTTCGGTGAATAATGCTGTTATACCGGCAACTGTTGGTAACTATGTATTAGTCAATAACCTAAACAACCTGCCAAACTATGAAACATTTGCAACTGTTGATCTATATGATCGCATAACAGATTCTGCCGGTCGTGGAACTCCAGTGGGTACTAAGATTGGTACCTGTAGAGTGCGTGGTGTAGAATGGGACAATGGCACAATTGGTTCTGTTGCTGCCATATACAAACTATTTGTATTTGACGTTGTAATGATTGCCGGCAAAGATTTCAACCGGCACGTGAAGTCATTTTACTACAGTGGTGGTTCTGCTCCATTGAGTTTCACTGCTGACATTAGTCCAGTGACCACTCAACTTGTCGGTACATATACTTACGTCACAACAACTATCACTGGTCAGGGCACATCATTCCAAACAGATCTATCTGAGGGTGATTACATTTACCTTGGATTGGAATTGCGTAGGGTAGTCACAATAACTGCTCAGGAAACATTGACCGTTGATACTGCTCCAACCGCAACTGGTCTAACAATCAAATTAGTGAAGACTGCAGTTTATGAACCACAGAACACAGGATTGGTGTTTCCATTTCCATACTATGCAATCAAATCTGTAAGATCATCAATAAATCAAAACGATAACTCATATACTGTATCGGGGAAAATTACAGGAACTACTACTACTGCCGGTGGGGTTGGTAATGCAGAGTTAACCTTGAGTAGCAGTTCCTGTGGTGGTGGTACATTTGCTTCTATCGCAGATAATGACAACTACCTTTGCGTCAATAATGCAACTGGTGCTGTTGTATTGCCATTAAGTATAGTGCCATCTGGACCTAATTTAACTATTGGGTTTGCGAGTCCAACATACGATAATAAATCATTTACGGTCTCTGTTGCAATAAATAAGGCTGGTGCAACACTTACAGAAAGATCAAAGGCAACTGCCTCTACAACTAAAACATTTGACACACTTGCCGAGGCAACTACCAAGGTATTGATGTTGGGTAAGGCAGATCTGATAAAGGTCACCAGTATCAAAATGAAATCTGGAGATTTTGTGTCATCAGGATCAACCTACTCCATTGATATCAGTGATCGATTCACTATAGACAGTGGTCACCGTGACTCACATTATGATATTGCTCGGTTGAATTTAATTCCATCATTCAACGCACCGGAAGCACCTGTTGAGGTTACATTTGATTACTTCACCCACGGTGCCGGTGATTACTACACAGTAAATTCATATCCTGCAGATGTTAGATATGAGGACATCACACCGGAATTGCGCGATGCCATAGACTTTAGACCTACCATTAGTGATGATGGTGTTACATTCACATTGGATACATCATCAAATCATATACCAAAACGTGGTATTGATGTTAGATCTGACTTTACCTATTATCTAGGACGCAGAGACAAAATTGCATTGAACTTTGCCGGAGTATTCTCGGATGTGGTTGGTATATCAGCATTGAATCCTGGTCTACCAGAGGATCCATCACTATCAATGGTATTGTATAATCTATCAATTGAACCCTACACTTTCTCAACTGAGGTTGGTAGTGTACAGGTAAACAAGATTGATAACAAACGATATACAATGCGTGATATTGGCAAACTTGAAAAACGAATTGACAACCTGGAATACTACACATCATTATCATTACTGGAACAACAGACTGAATCCCTGGCAATCACTGATGCTGCCGGTCTAAGCAGGTTTAAAAATGGGTTCATAGTTGATGCGTTCACCGGACATGGCGTGGGTGAAACCACTTCGTTGGATTATCTCTGTTCAGTTGATGCAGAGAATGCAGAACTCCGTCCATTCTTCACAATGGATAATGTAAACCTAATCGAAAAGAATACAAATGACGCAGGTCGTGCAACTGCGAATTATAAACTATATGGTGATGTTATTACATTGCCGGTACTTGAACACGTCAAGTTAGTGGAGCAAAAGTACGCATCAAGACTTGAGAATATCAACCCATTTGCCGTGTTCACTTTCTTGGGTGATGTGAAAATCAATCCATCATCTGATGAATGGTTCGAGGTAGATCGCAGACCTGATATTATTCAGAATGTTGAGGGTAACTTCGATATGATGTATACCATTGCAGAAAAAGCAGGGGTACTTGGTACAGTCTGGAACGCATGGCAAAATTCTTGGGTTGGCACAACTGTTGAGACAGGTAGAAGTACCTCCACTCAAAGAGCAGGCAGAAGGGGTCCAATACGAACAATGACAGTTGCCGCAACAGCAACTCCAATCGGACAATCAAGAACAGGTATCAAAACATCTGTAGTTGCCAAGATTGATACTAAGATATTGCAGGATAAGGTATTATCAACTGCCGTTATTCCATATATCAGATCAAGGAACATACTTGTCCAGATCCGTGGTCTAAAACCAGCAACAAGGTTCTATCCATTCTTTGATGGTGTTGATATTGCATCATATTGCACACCGTCCACAAAACTTACCTATTCACTGACATCCGGAGTATTTAATACCGAGTTGAATGTGGGTGGTGATTCTGCTGAACTCCCTAGAATGATTGATGGTGATTCTCAGGTTTGTTTGAATAAGGGTGACTTATTATTTGTATCAAGTCGTTATGATACAGATACCAGCACATGGATCCCATATACCAAGTCTACATCACCTGCAACTGCAGTTGTTGTCGGTAAGGACTATGATATCGATACCAACCCTCCTACTGGTGTCAGAACACTGCACCTCTCCAATATCAAGGGTGCATTCCTTATAAATGATGTCATTCAAGGATCGGTCAGTTCTGCCATTGGATCTGTTAGCACAACACCAACCGTTGCAACTATCGGTCAGTCATTGATCACTAACTTTGCCGGTGAGATAAGTCTACTATTCAATATCCCAAATACTGAGGCACACAGATTCAGGACTGGTAATAAAGAGTTCAAGTTGGTCGATGTCAGCACCGTTGATGGTGCATATACCTCCAGGGGCAGAACTCAATACAATGCTGTTGGTATACTTGAGACTAAACAGGCAACAGTTCAGGCAACAAGAAATGCCGAATTGGTGAATGAGCGTGTCGATGCAACCCAGACTATTGTCCAAACTGGAAGCAGAGTTGTATCTGACACTGGTTGGTATGATCCATTGGCACAGACGTTCCTAATTGATTCTGCCGGTGGTGCATTCATTACTAAGATTGATGTATTCTTTGCTAGCAAGGATACCAAGATTCCGGTCACAATGGAACTACGTGAAGTAGTGAACGGGTATCCAGGCAAACGAGTATTACCATTCTCCCGTGTATCATTGAACCCAGAGGATGTAAACCTTTCTACCACTATCGTGTCTATCGTTGATAGAGCAACTGGACTGACCGATGAAGTACCAAAGTACGATACAAAGACCACATTCACCTTCCCAAGTCCAGTATTCGTTCAGGATAAGGAAGAATACTGCGTGGTCTTGCTAAGTGATTCCAGTAACTATAAGGTTTGGATATCAAATATGGGTGATGCAATACCAGATTCATCCCAGACAATATCCGAGCAACCATACAACGGTGTTCTGTTCAAGTCTCAGAATGCGTCTACCTGGACTGCCAATCAGGACCAGGATTTGAAGTTCACTATCTGGCGCGCAAAGTTTGATACAGGTGTTGTTGGTAATGTTGAATTTGTAAATGATGTACTACCATATGATACATTGGACGTTGCTCCAATTGAAGTAAAGTCAGGATCAAACACAGTGCGAGTGTGGCATAGAGATCACGGAATGCCGGTTGGATCCACAGTGGAATTAACTAACCTGACAACTGCGAACATTACAGGTGTTGCCGGTGTTGGTACTATTTCTGTGACGGCAGCCAGCACGGCAGTTACAGGTGTTGCCACCGCATTTGAAACAGCAATTGGGACAGGCACAACTGGTGCTGGCACAGTTCTATATAATTCTGGTGGAGTAAAGATTGGCGTAGTTGCAAGTGTCGGAAGTCAAACTACAATAACCTTAGTCGCTGGATCTGCAGTTACTGTCCCATCCTTGAGTGATCCTATCACTACTGGTGCATACTATATTGCTGCCCCTATTGCCGGTATTCCGGTCACTGAAATATATGCATCCCACGTTATCGGTAATGTTGATTTGGATTCATATACAATCACCACAACTACCAATGCCAATACAACTGGATACTTTGGTGGTGATACAGTTAGAGCAACTAAAAATGTACAGTACGATGCATTCCATCCAATTGTACAGAGTCAACTATTCACAGAGACCACGTCAAACTACTCAATCAAAATGACTTCGGGTAAGTCAGTGGATGGATCACAAACTCCATATACACTGGGTGCCTTTGAAGGTTGTTTGGCAAATGAAACAAATACACTATATGCACCATCAATGGTTGCTTCCGGTATCAATGAGACATTATCCATTGGTGGCAATAAATCTCTGGCATTCAGTGCTCAAATATCAAGCACCAATGATGCATTGTCTCCTATTATTGATACACATCGATTATCATTGATTGCCATATCAAACAAGGTGAATTCACCGACAGAAGCGAACATGAATGTATCTGCACTGGACTCAGCAACCTTGTTTACAGGTGCCACTGGTGCGTTCAGTTTCTCCGGTTCAACCATTACTTCAACCAATGCAACTGTGCGTAACCTGATCAAGACTGTCCAGGTAGGTAAGTATATCACAGTGTCTGCCTCAACCACTGCCGGTAATGATGGCACATACCTAGTTTCCGGTAATGTTGATGATGGCACCAATGGTACTATCACTGTATCCGGTAAGACCTTTGCCGGTGAAGCAGGTGCTGCCGGTACTACAGTTGCAGTGCGGAAAATGTTTGTTGATGAGATTGCTCCGGTTGGATCTAGTACTCATAGCAAGTATGTGTCCAAGATTATCAACTTGGAAAACCCATCCACCTACATTCGAGTGAAGTTGGCAGCAAATGTACCGGATGAGGCAGATCTACTGGTTTACTATAAGACAATTGAAGTGGGATCTACCCATACTCCAGAAACCATCAATTGGACACTATTCAATGCGGACAAGAGCATCGTCAAGGTTCAGAATGGCAATGAGACATTCACTGATGTTGATTACTCTATAGTTGGTCTGGTACCATTCGATGCAGTGCAGGTGAAATTGGTAATGAAGACCACCAATAGTTCTGCCGTGACCCGTGTGAAAGACCTACGAATTATCTGCTGCGCATAATGGCACAATTCTTGAAAGTTGTGGGTGCAGATAGTTTGGTCCGGGATATGTCCACTGGTGCCATTATCAATAACAGTACATCCGATTTTGATAACTATCAGAAGCAGCAGGCATTGGCACAGAACCGCAGAGATCAGATATTGCAGCAGGAAATAGATATAAATAATATAAAGACAGATTTGATGGACATAAAGCAAATCTTACTTTCAATGATTGAAAATAGTCCCAAGGATAACATAACATGACAGTATCATTATATCTTAGAGCAGCATCTGGTTCTTTGCCACCAGAGTCTGTAACATATTTGGGTATCCCACTAACAAATGATCAAGTAGATTTGAATTTTAGTAATTTAAAAATTGCTGCTGATGCATATGTTGCGGCAGATGTACTTATCAAACTCAAAACAGTGGATGGTCCTGGATCTGGGTTGAATGCAGACTTATTAGATGATATGAATACATCTACAATATCTGCCCCAGATACTATTGTGGCGCGGGATAGTGGAGGTAATTTTTCAGCAAATGTTATAACTGCCACATCATTTATTGGGGCGATAGGAACAATAGGATCTCCAACAACATTGATTGGTAATGTTACTGGCAATGTTTCTGGATCTGCCGGAACTGTTGCGTTTGGTGGATTGACTGGTACACCTACAATCTGGAATCAAAATACAACTGGCACTGCCGCAGGTCTATCTATCACTCTGGCAGTGGCATCTGGTGGTACTGGTGGAACTACTGCCACGCAAGCAAGGGCAAATCTATCGGCTGCAATTAGTGGAACAAATGGTGATATTACTCAATTGACTGGGTTACTCACACCATTGTCAGTTCTTCAGGGTGGAACTGGTGTCAATTCTAAGACGGGTACCGGAAGTGTTGTGTTAAGTATCTCACCAACCTTGGTTACACCTGCCCTTGGAATTCCAGTATCCGGTGATTTCAGTGCTGGTACCTTCACCTGGCCAATATTCAACCAGAACACTTCTGGATCTGCTGCGGTACTGGTCACCACAAATAGTTATCAGATAAGATCTCTTGGGGTCGGTACACCGGCATCTGGAGTGACAGGTGACATTCGTGCCACAAATAATGTGACAGCATATTACTCCGATCTTAGATTGAAGGATGTGTTGGGCAATATCAAAAATCCATTGGAAGCAGTGATGTCTCTAAATGGAGTTGTATACAAAGGTAATGAAGTTGCCCGTGAATATGGATATACTTCAGACACTGAACAGGTTGGACTGATAGCACAAGAAGTACAGAAAGTACTGCCACAAGTTGTTGTTCCGGCGCCATTTGATATAGCACAGGCAGAGGACGGCAGTGAATATAGTAAGTCCGGTGAGAATTACTTGACAATTCAATATGAGAAACTGATTCCATTATTGATCGAGGCAATCAAGGAGCAACAAGTTCAAATACTTGAACTACAAAAAGCAGGTAAATAATAGATACATTCAAAATTATTGGTATTTCAGGGTTCTGAAACATTATTTATTATAAATAATGTTATGTATCAAAATTGTAAATTGTATCATCAAATATGTTGTAATTTTTGGAGAATAATATGTCAAGTGTAGTCATTTCAGGGGATGTTTCAGGTACTGTTACGTTACAAGCTCAACCCAATGCAGGCGCAACTGTATTAACCCTACCTACAGCTAGTGGTACTGTACTTACAAATACAGAGGCAACTGGCACTGGTGCCGTTGTATTTGCTACCAGTCCAACATTGGTAAATCCAACGTTGGGTACTCCTGCTTCTGGTGATCTAACAAATTGTGTGTTCCCAACACTTAATCAGAACACTTCTGGATCTGCTGGTATTTTGGTAACTACTGCCAACTACCAAGTTAATTCTTTCGGTGTTGGCACTGCTCCATCTGCAGTTGCTGGTGAAATTCGCGCCACAAACAACATTACAGCATTCTATTCTGATGCTAGATTGAAAGATGTTATTTGCAATATCAAGAATCCATTGGAAGCAGTTAAATCATTGGACGGTGTTATATACAAGGGCAACGAGGTTGCTAAACAATATGGTTACACGTCAGATGAAGAACAAGTCGGCATATTATCTCAACAAATCCAAAAAGTTTTACCTCAAATAGTAACTCCTGCCCCGTTTGATATTGCGCAAAATGCCGATGGCAGCGAATATAGCAAATCAGGTGAAAACTATATGACTGTACATTATGACAGAATCGTTCCATTATTAATTGAAGCAATTAAAGAATTGGACGCAAAGGTAACTGCATTACAAAAATAGTACGTAGAAAAAATGACACTTCCACTGTCTGGTCCGTTATCTGCCGATGATATTAATGCTGAGTTGATGGCACCACCACTGTCAACTACAGCATTAAATGATCCACCAGTGCGCGTATTATTTACACGACCAATTACAGAGAGTGAAATCTCATATGACCATGGTCATGGTAAATTTATCTCTATGTATATTCCATATGTTCCTCCAAGCGGTGGAGCATATGGATTAAATTTGCGGCAGATGGCAATAGAGGGTGGGTGGAATCAAAATGCTTATGTTGAAGTAACTATAAGTGCGTCAACAGTAATATTGTCAAATTCTACAAGTATACCGGCTCTAACAATTGATGGGGCATTCCCCAACGGTGCAAAATTAATAAACAATGGTATAATAATGGGAAGGGGTGGTAATGGTGGGCAAGGTGGCAATGGAAGTTGGGGTGCTGCCGGTGGTCCAGGTGTAAATGTTTCTACTCCAATAATTATTGAAAATAATGGTACAATTGGTGGCGGTGGAGGCGGTGGTGGAGGCGGGGGTTCCGGTGAAGGATCTGCTCATGGACATGGCGGCGGTGGTGGTGGCGGTGCTTCATATGGTGCTGGAGCATGGGTCGGTGGTGCTGGGGGTTCATTATATGGCGGCGGTGGTGGCGGTGGTCACGTCGGCGGCAGAGGTAAATTTAGTAGTTCTGGAGCAGGGGGTTCTGGCGGGAACATAGGTGCTGTTGGTCATGGTGGTAGTGTAGGTCAACGAGGTCAAGGTGCCGGTGGTGGTGGAGCGGCAGGTGCAGCCATTAATGGAAATGCATATGTAACTTGGACTGCTCTTGGCACAACATATGGTTCTCTTAATTAAATAAACAAAATATTAAAATAAACAGGAAAATAACATGGGACTCCCAATATCTGGTCCAATATCGGCAACAAACATAAACACTGAATTAAGTTTGAGTGCAACAGCAACTTTATCTCTTGATCACGCAGGTGTACGTGGATTATTCGAACGTGCCACTGGCGCGGTCTCGTTTTCCCATGGTCATGGCAAATCTAGTTCCCAATTTCTTACATATGCTCCGGCAGCTCCAACACAGTATCAAGGCGATTATCGGACATTGGCAATCGCCGCTGGGTGGAATCAAAATTCTTACGTTGAATTAACTATAAATGCTGGAACGATAATATTGTCATCTAGCTCGGGTACTCCAGCCTTTACAATTAATGGACCATTTCCCAACGGCGCAAAATTAATAAACAATGGTATAATAATGGGGAAGGGTGGTACTGGTGGTTATGGTGGTGGAAATTGGGGTGCTGCCGGTGGTACTGGTATAAGAGTTACTGCCCCCATAACCATAGTAAATAATGGTACAATTGGTGGCGGTGGAGGCGGTGGTGGTGGCGGTGGTAATGGACTTGGACCAACAGGTGGCGGTGGAGGCGGCGGCGGCGGTTATGGTACCGGCGGCGGTGGAACTAGCCACGGCGGGGCTGGATCATTATATGCCGGTGGTGGCGGTGGATCTGCGCACGGTGGTAGTGGTAAATTTAGTAGTTCTGGTCCTGGAGGTTCTGGTGGTGCCAGCGGCGCAGTTGGACATGGTGGTGG